AGATGATGAGGTCTTTGGTGATGGTGAAGGTCTTACAGAAAAAGAGAAGATGGAACTGACTCGTTTAGAGAGAGACCAAGGTGATAGGATTAAAGACTCAGCAGACCGTGCTAAAGAAATGGGGCCCAAGAGACCCGACCCTAGTATTAATACATCTGTTGCACAACAAAACACTAATAACAATGTAACTAACAATACGATATCTGCATCACCTAATCCTAGACCCACAGATAGAACTATTAATAGAACTGCTACTGTAAATCAGAATTAGATTAAGTCTGGGCCTCTAAGGATATCTGCTTTAGATACCTTTCGATTGTATTTGGTTTTGTCTTTTTGGACTTGAGTAAGTCCATGTGATGGTGTAGTCTTTCTAACCTTTATTTCAGTTTTCTTCTTACCAAAGATTGCTTCCCAATTATCTGAGTATGCTTTCTCGTTAGAATTTCTACGTTTAGAACCTTTTCCGCCATGCCATTGTTCTGCCATAATCTCAACCTAACGGCCCTCTGAATCCACGTCTACCCATTGATGCTCTCTTAGCATCTAACTTCTTACGTCTTTTTAGTTGTTGGTTCTTTTCGTTTTTGATAGTGTTAGGTTTGATATGATACTTCCTATCCCTACACTCTTGAACTATATTTGCCCTTTCACATTCCTTTTTGAATCTGCGAAGTAGTTGGTCGAACCCTTCTACGTTCCGATTCTTTGGATTTATTTTTGGTGTTACACTTGGCATAATTGTTCTCTTAAAAAGTGTGATTTCGCCCCGCGCCTTACAGCAACCCGCTCTTCACCGACTAACCCGCTATATGCTGTTAGTCTTTCCCTTACTGAGTACCCCCAATTTTTTTCCACGGTCTCAGTGATGCAGTCGTCTTTTTTCAAGGACACATTTTGAATATACACGACTGCCCCATTATAAGAAACTTAACTACTAACTATCAGCAGCCAGTTTCTTAAAGTAGTCCATCGCATCATCTTCCGTATCAATCGGAGTAGATTCAGCTGATGCAACTACAGGTTCATCAGCAACTGACTCTTTGTTTACATCTGCCCAAGGAACTTCTTCCATGTCATTTGCAACTGATTCAGCTGTTGAGTTAGTTACTGCACCTGTTAATCCAAGAACTCTATCGAGTTTCTCTTTTAACTCTTCGTAAGATTTAAACTCACTTGGTGCAATAATTCCACTTAAGCTATGTAGGTTGTTTACCACATCTACAAGCTTTTGCTCATCATCAAATAAAGGTGCTTGTGTATCAAATTCAGATTTGTCATAGTTCCAGTAACCATCTACCTTTCTAATTTTAATCTTAAAGTTTGCACCTTCGTCTCTGAGGTCAAAAGGATTGATTGCTTTCTCATCTTCAAATGCTGGTGAGATTGCTTCCTTGAGTGCTTCAAAGATTTTTTTACCGTAACGATATTTGAATACTTTACCTTCGTTAGCAGGATTTTTAGGGTCTGAGATAACAAGGATGTTAGACACATAATGTAAACGTCTTTTCTGTTTACGTGCTTGGTCTTTGTTTGCCTCAACACCAGTATTCCATAACTGAGTATTGTATTCAGACACAGGGTCTTGTTTATTGACAGTCGTTAAAGACTTCTCAATATACCATCCGCCTGGGCCTTGGAAACCGTGGTCGAAATAAGATACCCATGGCATCTCTTCTCCCTCGGGGGTGGGTAAAAAACGAACTACAGCGTAACCGTTACCACTCTTATCGAGTTCGGGTTTCCACATAGTATCGTCTGAGTAGGATTTTTTTTCTCCGCCTGTTGGGGAAGCTGTTTCCATTGCAGCTCTTAGTTTATCTAAACTACTTGACATTGTATTCTCCTATTGTATTACAATTGTATTTGCATTTTATCGCATTATATCAAGATACTCGTAAGTATCCATTCTTCACTACTTTCATAGTATAATTCATTATAGTCTACTTTCATGAAACCGTCAATAGGCTTTTTCAATAGACTGTAATGTATTATTTAGGTAAAGCTAAAACTCTTATGTAGAACATATTTCTAGAAGTTTTGCTTTGTATTTCTTTTGGTCGTATGTTACAAACGACTTGTATTTGTTAATTCTAATGTGTAAGTCGGGATAGACTACCTTCTCTGAGATAAGTCTTTCCCAATCTTTAGTGAAACCAATTATCTCATCCATGATGCAAATGGTTTCTAAACTTACATCCTTACTCATGTAAGCTTTCAGTAGTCTAGGGTGTTGACCATCTACTACCTTAAGTTGTGTTTGAATCTTGAACTTTCGTATCAAGTCATTCACCTCTGTTTCAAACATATAACCAAGCTTCTGATTTCTCTTCTTCCATTCCTTATATCTCTTATCACATTCTTTGTCTAGAAGGTCACCCGCCCAGAAATCTTTGTAAGATAGATTTGCAATGTAGAAGTCTTGTAGTTCTTGTTTATATGTTCTGAACAACTTACCAAAATGGTATTTGTCTTTACGTTTAAGAAAGGATTTGATATCCGACTTTACTTTTCCGTTGTACTTGACGAAATCATAATCCTTAGAGTGGAAGTGAAGTTTTATACCTAAGTATAAAGTGTACGCATCATATCCTTCTCTAGAAGTCATTAAGTAATAATCTTCTTCTCTGCTGGAACTTCAACTCTAGGAGCTTCTTTCTTTCCTGTTGCAATGTCATATGCGTCAGCAACACCTTTGTTTGATTCTGTCACAAACACATAGTTGTTAAACACAATCGACTCGGGAGCTTCACATCCTGTTACCGCTACACCTCTTGCAAATCCCATCCCACCATCGGAGTTTGAAACTATCATTTTTGGTTGAGTCAATGTAATAGTTGTATCCAACTGACTGTCGAACTCACCTACGTACTCACCACTAATTGCCACTACTGTGACTGTATCACCTTTTTTCATAATTACCTACTTGTTAAAGAAACCTGTAATGGTTCCTTGTGCTGATGAACCCCTGTTTATCATTTTCAAACCAGTTGCTTCTGCTTCTAATTTTTCTTTGAGAGGTTGGGATATTAACCTCTTTGCTGATTCGGGTTCGACCTTGTTATCGTCACAAACTTTTATGATTGCTCCCATAACATCTGTCTTACCACCTATCAATAACTTTTCCACTTGTTCCGTAAATTCTTTTTTACTTATCATCGGTACAGTGCCTCTCCGTCTTTGATAAACGAATGTGTAACTTCTGTAAAACCTTTTCTATCTGAAATCCAATCCTCTTCATCATCAAATGTTTCTGAGTACTCAATGAGTTCTCTAATAGCATCATCAACATGATAACCATTGAGGTGTGCATAGTGTGGGTCAATTACGTTTTCTATTTCAAACCCAACTTCAACTTCTCCATCCTCGATGAACTCTTCAATCATGGTATCACATATACCTAAAACTTCTAGTGCTTCTGCACTGATTCTCTTTTCTTTTATTAATGAAACATGATGTCCTTCATGCACTCTTATTCTGATATCTTCCATATTATACTCCGTGAAGGTTACCGTACTGTTCTCTTAACTTATATAAATCTTCAACATAGTCCATAGGGTCTGCTGAGAAGATTTGAAAGCTCCCATTTTCTAGACTCACAATAGCAGTAATCTCTTCGATTGGTGTTCCTGTAAGTTCTTCCACCATAACTGCATATGCAGTCATTTGATAGAACCAAGGTTTTGCCATATACTCTTCCTTAAAAGAAGCTGAGGTCTTGAAATCTATAATGGATAATGCATCTTCGAACACTCCGATGCAATCCACACGTCCAGCCATTTCCAAGTGCCTAGAGAGCAATGGTGCCTCTAAAGCAATCGGTACTATTTCATCTAGTACTGGTTGAACTCCTTTAAATCTGTTTTCTTCGATGATGTCGGTAAAGGTCAATTCCTTTCCTTCATATCTTAGGTAGTCTTCTACGACTTGGTGGAATGATGTACCACGTTTGGCTGCACCAGTTGATATACGATTGGCTGTATCTTCACCAACTCGTTCTCTCCACAATTTGATATGTTCTCGATTGAGTAAACCAACAACGGTTGTTACACTTGGATAGTGAAAGTCTTCATCACCATTTGTGTAAAATCTCTTACCGTCCTTTTGAACGGTATGCAAATCTAGGTGTTCTAATTCCCA